CTGTCATATCCCATCGTATAGTCTCATGCCAGTCTCGGAATAAAGAGTTACCTTTATAGTTAGTTATAAAGTCTAAACTCTTCTGTTCCTGATATGTCCTGTAGTTTTTATCTACTATATCATTAGGCTTAGGGGATTTTAAAAAATCTAAGTTACTCATAATGTAGGTCCAACTCCTGCTGCTGGGTTAGGAGTACCTGTCATAGCCTGAGCTGAAGTCCAAGATCCAGCTGCAGATAATGCTGTTTGACCGATGCCTTGTATTAAAGATGTTCTATATGCTTGACCAGGAGTTTGACCAAAGTATTGTCCAGGAGTGATTTCAGATATCTTAGTAAAACCAAAGTCACGCATGTTTAATGTCTTTTGATACTCATCATCAATAACACCTTCTTGTAAAGCTGTATTTACATTCATAGTATCTCTAGCTTTATGGTAATTACTCATAGCATTTCTTAACATAGCCTTAGCTGTAGCTGAGTTACCATTCATTCGACCAGCTAATTGAGCTGTTAGATCTCCATAAGCCTTATGCATTCCGTTAGACATCTGCGACATAGCATTATTAGTACGTTCACGGTGCCAATACTTATTCTTTTCACGAATACGTAAGGCTTCTTCACCTATAGCTTGGTTACGTTGCCATCGCTCTTCGTTTTCTAGTGTCTGGAACCAAGTTTGATTAGCCCATTCCTTGGCTCGTAAGAGTTCAGACTCTCGCCATTGAGCTATTTGCATTGCTGCTTGTTGCTTAGCTGATCTTGCAGCTCCTAGTGAGCTTAAAATACCACCGCCTACTTGTAAAGCTATTCCTGTAGTTATAGCCATGTCTTACCTCCTTACCAGTATCTCTTGGTTGATCCAAATGGATTTTGTTTACGGGGCATATCTTCTTTTAAAATAGCTCCTGATATGTTGTTACCGAAAAGTCCAAGCACTCTATCATTAGATAGCCACTCCTGAACGACCTCTTGGTGTTTCTTCTCTGCATTTCGCTGTATGACCTGATCAATATCTATATGCATATTGTCATACCAGTACTTAACTGATGCTGCTAAGGCATCAACACGGTCATCTTTAGGTAACGCTCCTCGTACATCGTGTAGCCGTGTGAGCTGTCTCTGAGTTTCTTCGTTTACAATAGCCTTCCTATTGAATACTAGCCTGTGCTGAGCTAATACGGGCTCTAAAGCCTCAAGCATACGGGCTTCCTTCTGTCCTGCTACTCGATATTCCTCAATACCCACTCTTTGACCACATAAAGAGGCTACCACAGGGGCTAATAACTGCCCAAACATAGCATCACCGAAGTTACTTTCAACATGAATGTTATTTATTTCATATTCATTAGCTAATTTAGCTATTTTCTGGAGGACTGCTTTATTGTAGCCCCCATCTAATCCAATTAATTCATGGATAAAGATATATCCGTTAGCAAATGAGCTAATACATACAGCTGTTTCGTCTGTACCACGTCCTGATGGGTCAATAAACATAGTAGTATGGAGATAATCAGTATAATTATCCGATACCCACATAGGTTCGTATACTACATCACCAGCCATACCAAAAGAAGGTACTCTTTTCATAGGAGTAGAGGAAGCCCACACTATTTTCTCAGGACAGATCTTAGGATCTACATCAATTACAATAAGATCTGCTAATCTTAATGGATATTTCTCTGCATCAGCTAAAGATGTATCTAGTTTATAATGCAATGCAAATAATCGAGGACCGATCTTTGCCTTTCGACCTTCAAGTACATCAGCATCAAATCTTTCTGGCTGCGTAGGTTCTCCAGCTTCCCCGTTTAACTGCCATACCCAACTATTGACATTCTCACACTCAGATGGATTGTTCTCATCAGGTATAACCGCAGGAAACTTTGTAATCGGATAACCTTCGGATAGTGTATTGTAAATAGAGTCTCTAATTTGAGGTGTTCCTAGGAATAAAACTCTACCACCAACGTTTCTAATTTGCTCGAACTCAGATACCTTATTAAGTAGCTTGTCTCTAGCGTTAGCTGTCTCACAGTTACCCTCAATCTCTACGTCGTCTGCTATTACATACTCAGCATGGCTACCAGTGATCTGTGAAGAGATTCCTCTAGCAAAACAGGACTTATCCTGACCCATCTTAGTACGACACTCTACATTAAAACCGAAGGCGTTATCTGTAGTGTGGTCTCCTGGTCGTAGATGCTCACAATATGGAACAATATCTAAGATCTTTCTCGTCATGCTAATAAACTCAGCAGCCTTGTTACTTGTTGCTGATACAACCATGATAGTAGTATTAGGATCCTTTAGTAAGAACCATGAGGCTAAGCATGCAGTGATTACAGACTTTCCAAACCCACGTCCAGCCTGTAGTTGCATGTCTACTGGTCCCTCTTGTAAGGCATCAGCCATAGCATACTGTGCTGGAGTAGGTTCACCTATACCCATATACTTAAAACACGCCCACATATGATTGCGGAAGTCCTCAAGCATTTCTTCTGGTACATTCACTATCTGCGTCTCCTTGTTGGGGTAAAAGCTAATAAGGCAAAGATAGCTAAGCTACTAGGGGCTGGGGATACACCATAGTATACAGGGGTATCTATAGTTAGATCCCCTGCATCCGTAGTTATATCAACTATAGTAGACTTAACTTCATTAAATGTGTTGAAGTATTCTATAACAGAATCCATTGCCTCTTTACCGACTATGGTTCCTATTATAGCAGCAACTACCGTTAATGTCAAGATCTTTTTCTCAAGTTCTTTAATTTTTTTATCCTTTGCTTTACCTCTATCTTCACATTTCTTTAGCTTACTAAGATTATCTTGTTTATGACAGTCGCAATTACATGTCATATTAAGACTTCCTTTTCTGTTTGATTAGCGGCTTAAACTTTTTAACTTTAGGGTTAGTATTGCTTCCACCCCCGTGATTATACCCACGTTTTCCCTTCTTAAGATACATTGTTTTGCTCATTAATACTTCTTCTTAACTTTCTTACCTGTTTTCTTAGCATATGTCTTAGCTGCTTTTTTTCCTTTAGCAGTATAAGCAAACTTCTTTTTTCCTACCTTTGGCATGTTAAGCCTCCTTCCTAAATGGTATACTATCCTTAAACTTACCCTCTAAAAAATCTAATGTCTCATCAGGGATGCTGTCTAATTGTTCTCTATTATCTGATATGATCCCACGCACCACCTGGTATAAACCAGGGGTACATTTATCAGGATCACTTAGATCATCTAACATACACTCAATTAGAAGTGATTGTAATCGTTCTATTCTATCTGATTTATTCATATTATAGTCCAGTTGAAGTAGTTACTCTATCACGATGCCTATACTCTCTATTATTAGCATCGAACTGCGTATATCTATGCATGGTATATGCTGCATATTCTTGATTATGGCTTGAATTATCTAAATAGTTATAACCATGTAGATTAGAATGTCCAACATTATCATTAGCGACTGCCACAGTTGTTAGAGCATAGCCTACAGCATATCCCCTATTGCCAACTATATTTCCCCAACGCATTTTTTTCATGGGCATATAGTACTGACCTATTATCATACCCCAGTTAAGCCAATGTTCATGTTGAGTTCTTGTTTGCATGTCAATCTTGTTGAAACAAATATCTAAATGTTCAGAATATCCGGTCCATTGGTTATCAGTCCAAGGATCTTTATTAGCTCCTACTCGTATACCTACCTTAGCACCAAGGTAATCATAAGTATTACCGTAATGTGCGTTGTCGTTATCAGAACCTACAGTACCGTAGCCACCGTTTGCAATCTCGCCATATCTATATGCCCATATATCTCGCTGTGTACTAAGACCTCGTGGTATATTTGTAATTAAGGTATAGTCAGATAGTATATTATTATATCGAATATCTACCATATTTACCTCTCTACATGTATCGAATCCCATACTGAAAACAATCCCATAGTTACTATGTGTAATAGTATTATTTATAATATCAACATTCTGAACTGGGAATGCATTTGTTGATTCTCCTGCACGTGTCTCGACACAGATACCGTAATTCCACGCTCGAACAGAATTTCCATCTATTACTAGATCCTTATTAGATCCGTTTCGATACTGTGCATTACCACCTTCCATTACCTTACCTGTAATGATAAATTTCAATCCTTTAGTAATACCTACATACTGATTAGGGGAAGAACTATCAAAGTTACCTCCATCAAAACCTCCTGCAACATCAAAATATGTTGATGTAGAATTAGATCTACCGTATTTATTAGAAAGCCATCCTTCTGTAGCATTACTATTTAATAGATAGTTTTGTTTTCCATCGAAGGTGGAATTAGTTACGAAGATATTATAACCTTCTATTTCTAAAGCCCAACTTGAGTTATCTATAC